GGTGTTTCTGTATTACTTATAGCAGACCAGCCCGGTGTTTGTGGATTACTGATATTTTGCCAGTTTGCAGTCTCTGTGTCATCAATAACCTCCCATAAATTTCTACCTGTTTCAGTAGATGTAATGGCTGCCGTTTCAGTGCGGCTTACGTTATACCCAGTTATTGCTGCCAAACTATCCGTAATACCCACAGATTCATCTGCATCTACAGTGTAATACGTACCGACTGTATCTATGTCCGTAATCGCTGCCGACTCGGTTATAGAAGCTAACCAACTAAAGAAGATGGAATCCGTAGCCGCCATCGTTTCGGTAATGCTCTTAACAAACGTAGCAGCCGCCGATTCCGTTGTTGATGTTGCAGCCGTCTCAGTCACAGAAACAGGGAAGTTAGCCGTCGCAGACTCTGTTGTGCTGGTGGCTACGCTATCCGATACGGTGGTTGTATACGCTGTTGCAGCCGCATTAGTTTCCGCAATCGCGGCAGTCTCTGTTATGGATTGAGCAAAAGTAGCTGCTACGCTCTCGCTTGTGCTAGTTGCTGCCGTCTCTGTAATTGACTTAGCAAAGGTGGCTGCCACGCTCTCAGTCGTGGATGTGGCCGCTGTTTCCGTCAGGGATACTGGGAAGTTGGCAGTGGCTGATTCCGTAGTACTTGTTGCCGCCGTCTCTGTAACGCTTCCTGCAAATGTTGCTACTGCGGATTCTGTTGTGGCCGTTGCCGCTGTTTCAGTAACAGATGCAGCTATAAATAGTCCACCAACTTGTGAGTCAGTTAATGCTGAAGTCTCAGTTACTGCGGCTGTAAAAGCCGTTTGTGCTGTTTGTGCATCGGTTAGGGCGGCAGTCTCAGTGACAGAATCAGCATAGGTGGTAACACCACCCCAGCCAAATTCTCCCCAAGTATTGTCACCCCAGCCGTATGCCATATTAGGTCAATGTAGCCGTGTAAGTAACCGCAATTGTGTCGCCATTAACAACAGACTTAGAACTAGAAAAGTCACCAGCAGAGAACAATGTTCCAGTTGTATTGTCTTTTGTAGAGCTTCCGCCGATGTTGATAAAGCATCCAGCCACAGTTCCAGTGCTGGTCATCGAGAACGACACGGCTGATGATGTAGCCTTGCTGCCTGATGAAGCCGAACTAAACGATGGTGTAGGACGGTTGCCAGAATATGTAGGGGCATTAGCCAAACCAACTTCCAGCCAGCTTGCGTGTGATGCTTGGGTGTCTGCCACAACTGCTGTTCCGGTGCCTTTAAGACCCATTACAACCGCTCCACCAGCGGTATTGCCCAGCGTGGTGTCTAGCGTGAAGTTCTTACCAACGGTAGTGACTAAGTTAATGATTGGCTCTGTCCACTTGACGTTGCCTTCTGAGTCATAGCAAACTGCTGTGTAATAGCCATGAATAGACATTTGGTCTTCTGGCATTACGTTGTATTTGGTGGCCGCTTCGCACAAGTCGTTTGCGGTGATTTTTTCGATAGTCATAAAGGCTCCTTAATTGGACGAACGGATTAAAGCTGCCGTGGCTGTATTAGCTGGCATCGTGATAGTGAAATTAGTTGAAGTCTTGTCAGAACCAAAGTCCAACACGGCAATAGATTTGTTACCTTGAGAGGCGTTATAGATTAGCGCGCATCTAGCAGTTACAGAAGCTCCAAAGACAACATTTGCAAAGTCTACGTAAGCTGTATAGCCAGAAGAATTAATCGTAACGCCAGTAAGAGTTGCACCGCCAGCTGTGTAGCCAGTTCCAGTTACTTCATTTGTTGCGCTATATACGGTTGTGTCTGCGTTTAAATTTGCATTACCTGTATACAAAGCAATCTTTAACGTGTCTGTGGATAGGTTGTGAACAGCCTGGTACAGCTCTTTTTTGAAGCTGGTGGTTTGTGTTTGTACGATGCTCATGACACTTGGACCCTAACCTGTCCGTCCCGATACGCATCCATACGCTGTTTACCATCACCCAAGTTCTTGAGAAGAGCAATAGCCTGTACGTACCGATCTTGGTACAAGGTATACATGCCGTCAGTTGGATCACTCTTCATGTAAACGCCCGCTTCGCACAGAGTGCCGTACAACAATGCAGAATCAAAGTTATCGCCTAACCAGGTTGTGCTGGCTGTAACAATTGATTCTGGGTAATAGTAGTAATGCAATTCGGCGTTGTAGTTTGCATCTGGCGTTGGGCCAAGAATGAAAGACAACTCATTGACGTTAGTAGATTGCGGGCCGAAGATGGCATAGTGCTTAGGCTTGCCTGTACCTGCGGAGTCAGGATACGCTTCACGAATGAAATTGACGTCTTTGTTCAGCAGGTACAAATAGTCGCCCGTCCCCGACGCCGGGTATATAGCAATACTATATGTAGACAAGAAATCCGCAGGAGTGGCCAAATACTTATTCCCAGACGACAACACGCCAGTCACGTTCTTACGTAAATTAGCAATCTGAACAGTGTTATAGATACGCTGTTCCGCCTGCTGGATCAACGTATTGATCGTGGTGGTGTCAAATGTGTTCTGCGTGTAATCTGTTACAGCAGCCACAAGCTGGGTATAAGTAATCGTCATGTTTTAAGCCATTGGGCCGCGGGACATTACGCCTTTGGTAGCTGCGCCAGTACCGCGAATTTTGATGCCATCAGTCTTTATTGGCTCATCGCCAGCAGACTTGCTAAATGCACCAACGCTAAGGTCAGCCGTATCTAATCTACTGCGGTTTGGTGGAAAACCAGGGTTTGTGCCAAATTCCTGTGGAGCTTTGGTCATTTTTTTACCCGACATAGTGTGTGGTTGAGCATAGACGCTAGCATCGCCAACTTCTTTGCCCATTACTTTTTTGCTAAATGTAGCCATATTAACCTCCGCGTGGGCGACCAACGCCATTAGCCATCATCTTGGAAATATTACGTCCGTATTGTTTCATGCCTTCATTAGTTTTGCCACCCTTAGCCAGCTTTAAAGTTGTACCTTTACCGCCTTTATGCTCTTGAGTGTCATGCTGTTTGAAAGCTTTTTTAATAAGAGCAACGTCTTGCTTCTTATCCATTTTCATGTCTTCTTTAGAATCACTTTTAGCCATATTAAGCTCCTTTTAACTAATCGTTACTGTACCAACAAATGTCGTTGCCACCAAGTAGTTTGGCGTTAGAACGGCATCAAAACTACTAGATCCGCCAACCGGATACCAGCCCCATTGAATGTCGCGTGAACCACCAGTTGGGGTGCCGCCATTTGTTCCATTTGTTAGTTGCAAACCATTCAATCCCGCGCTCACATATGTAGTGTCTGGACGGGGCTGATACACCGCTTGCGGATCAACAACTGGATACATACCCAATTGGAGCTGCGGTTGGTCAGGGTCCCAACATACATGACAAACTTTGAGCTGATACGTCTTAGTCTTGATAACCTCCGTCTTCAGCTGCTTTAACTTATATTGCTGGCCGCACCTATCACACTCGGCAATCGAGTATTTACCTGATGCGTACGGCGTTGCCATTAGACACCGCCTCCACCTATAAAGGCAACGCGAGGCACCAAACGCAATGTGGCTTTCTCATGATCTTCTGCGGCAGCTAATTGGTATTGCTCGTCATACACGCGCTTGAGCATGTCAATACGACCAGCCAATTCTGGAACTTTCATCGCAATGTAGTAAGCCAATCCCGCCGCTACAGCTGGCAAGAATCGAAAATTCATGTCTTCAGTCTGAATACCAGCTCCTGCATCTTGGATGCGGCGCATACGGTAGTAAACAAACTGATAAGGCTGTGATCCATCTGGTGTTGGCCACACAGTAATGGCCGGCAGCTGGGGCACGTAAACGACTGTAGTAGGCGTATGCGAGGCTGCTGTAGTGCCATTTTGACCACGAAACACTCCACCCAGTGTGGTGCCATCTATGTACGTGTAATAGATGATTTCGCTATCTAATTTAATAAATCCAGAGCCCGCCAAATCTGTTACAGAACTCAACACAATCGATGTGTCTGTTGAGTTGATGCTAGTAGATAGTGTGGCTGTTGTTGGGTTTGTTTCGCCAGACAGACGTTGAATCCATACTTGGATTGGACGAGCCTGGGTTAACTTGTTTGGAATCGTTGCGTATGTAGAAACACTAATACGTGTGATGCTTAAATCTGACTGTGTTGATGCAACATTTGGTTGCGTGCGAATTACATGGTCAAGCAAGTCAATCGTATCGTTTGGTAACGCATATGTATTAAGACCTTGCACTAAGTTAATAGTGCCAGTCTCAATAGTCCACATGTTTAAGCCTTTGTTTGCCCACTCAATAGTCATGAGGTTTAGAGAGCGTCTGGCTGTACGCAAATCGTAACCAGAACGCATCTCACGCCCGGCACGCTCCCACGCTTCTTCCGCGAGTTCGGTGAACTCTAAGTTAAAGCCTGTTGTGCCGGTTGTGTAACTCATTTCATGCCCTTGAGGGTTTCAGCCAAACGCGCACGCTGCCCTAGTTTCCCAGGTTTTTTAGCAGCGGCGGCCAGCTTCTTTGCGGGAATCTTTTTATCAGCCTTAATACCCAGTTCTTTTTTAAGAGCACCAGGTTTTTTAATAGCTTTTTGTATCCATTTTTCAGCCATCATGAGCTCCTTGCTGCGCGCATATTGTCAATTAAATTTGGGTAAGGACGGCCTGCTTTTTTAGCGGCAGCCTTGGCTTTTGCCTTTTTGGCAGAACTTAACTTCTTAGGTTTACCTAAACCCTCTGGGCGTGGCTTTGACCATACTTCTCCGCCATCAGCGTACTGGGTAAAGTCAGTGTCATCACGGCGAGCTTTTTTAACTCCCGTAGGCATTTTGCTGGGGGCAATATCTCCCATGCCACGACTGGCACGCATTAGGTTTTGCCTCCGCCGCACATGATTATCTTTCCACGGGTCTTGCCTTTAACGCAACATCCGTCTGCGCGAGATGAAGCTGTGCCACCAGATTTCATTTTTACTCCGCCACCATTTTTCATGTAACCCATTTTGTTACGCACTTCCGTAGGTAACTTAGATAGTCCAGGGTTACTTTCTGAATCTACAGGTTTGAGTTCCATGATAAATCCTTAACAGTATTTCTTAGCCATGCCGCCAGATTTCATTGTGATATCTTTGCCTTTGGTCTTGCCTCGTTGAGCAATACCGTCAGCAGACTTGTGACCAGCAGATAAACCGCCACCAGCCATCTTCTTGACTTTGCCGCCCTTTTTCATCATGCCAGCCATATCACCAGCCATAGCTGTATCAG